CCCTGAAGAAGGGTGGCGCAGTCAAGAAGCGCCAGTTCGGAGGCGGGACCGGACAAGCGGGGCTCGGCCCGCGAGGGGTGCCGCCACGCAAGCCGTTCACGCCCGGTGCCGTGCCGGGTGCCATGGGCGGCCAGAAGTCTCCGATTGTGCCGCTTACTCCGCCGACCGGCGGTCGCCCAACCCGTCCCGGATACAATAAGGGCGGCAAGATCAAGAAGTACCAAGATGGTGGTGGCGGATATTCCGCGACCGACAGCGAGGAAGACCCCACGCCACAGGCCAGCAGCACGTCAGTCACGACACCGGCTGACTCTTCCGGCGGCAGCATGAAGGGTGTGATGAAGGCGCTGACGGGCGTGAACAAGGTGCTCAATCCGGCAGCCTCTGGCTCCTCCGCTGGTGCCTATGGGGTCAAGGCGGCGCAAGGCGCGCAAGATGCGGCAACGAAGGCGGGTCAGGCGGTTGCGGGATCCACCCAGTCACTTGCGCGCAGCAGCCAGAGCGCCGGGTTCAAGCCGGGTGCCGTGCCGGGGGCTCCGGGCGCTGGTGGCAAGTTCTCGTTCAATAAAGGCGGCTCGGTGAAGAGGGCTGGCGCGGGCTCCGGGCTGGGACGGTTGGCGGCCTCCAAGAGGATCTGATGTACGACCGCGAGGATCAGGTGTTCAAGGATGCGCTGGAGCGCGTTTACCAGCGCATCCTGTACGGAGACAACGAAAAGCCGGGGCTCCATCAGGGGCTCCGCGCCTCCCAGACGTGGGAGATCTTCCAGCGCACGGCTGGCCGCATCGAGGGGCTGGAACTGGCGCTCAACGAGATGAACGCGCTGGCGCAGCGCATGGACGACCATGAGCCGAGCCGCGATCACATGGGCAGGGTGAACTGATGGGTCAGCCGATACTCACGGTGGGAGGTGGCAGCATCCCCACCATGGCGCAGGGGGCGCAGACGCCTTGGAACAACGAGCGTGAGGCGGAAGAATATGCAGCAGATCCTGCTGAGTTCATGCTGTCCCGCTGCCAGATGTGGATGGATAACGTCACTTGGTTCGGGAATTACGTGATAGCGGCCACCTACTACCTGCCAGCGTTCGAGATCCTTCCGGGAGGCCAGAAATTCTTCCGTTCGGAGAAATCGCAGGACGAGGCGCTGTGGCAGGGCAAGGTCGGGCTGGTCCTCGGCAAGGGACCGCTGGCGTTCGTGGATGACGACCGCAACAAGTTCAAGGGTCAGAACGTGAAGAACGGCGAGTGGATCCTGTGGGACATCCACGACGCGCGGCAGATGACGGTCAACCGTGTGCATTGCCGGTGGATCCCCGACGTGAGGATCCTCGGGAAGGTCACGGACCCGAAGCTGGTATATTAGGAGAGGACAATGGCTGACGAGGGTGAAGAGGATCTGGTCGTCAATCTGAACGCTGAGCCAGAGGTCGAGGTTAAGGGCGAGGTTAAGCCGCCGCCGGTTCCCGGCCCGCCTGCCGCTGCGGTTGCCCCCCAAGTGGGGCTGCAGGATCTGCAGCAGCAACTCGCCGTCGAGCGCCGGGAGCGGGCGCAGATGACGGAGACGGCTCGCCGCATCGCGGCTGAGCGCGATCAGGCCCTGCAGATGGCGCAGGAGGCCGAGCAGCGCGGTGGCTCCAACTATGAGGCCTACGTCGAGAGCCAGATACAGGGCATGTCGGCGGATATGGACAGCTTAACCTCGCAGGCCGAAGTGGCCATGAACGAGGGCGACTTCAAAGCTGCGGCGGCAATCAACAAGCAACTTGGACGCATCGGCGGCGCGCTGGCGATAGCGGAGCGCGAGAAGCTCGCATTGCAGCAGCAGCGGCAGCAGCCGCAGCGTCGTCAACCCCAGCAGCAGACACAGCCGCAGCGACCGCAGCCGCCAACGGATCCGGTGGAGCGGGCGATTGCCAATCGCACTCCCGCCACGCAGGCGTTCCTGCGCAAGCACCCCGATCTGATCCGTGGTGACGGCACGCTCAAGAAGATCGCCATCGATGCTCACGACAGGGCGCTCGATGCTGGCTATGCCGTGGATACCGAGGCGTATTTCCGGTATGTCGAGCAGTCACTGGGGGGCAACGGTCAAGCTCAAACTGCGCAGCAAAACGGGACATCGGTCCCGCGCGTCCCCGGCTATTCTGCGCCGGTTGATCGCGGTCCCGGTCCCGGCAGCGACAATCTGGCTCCCGGCACCTTCCGCATGACGCCCAAGATGCGGCGGCTGGCGGATGAGCAGGGTGTCACACCGAGCGAGTGGGCCACCAATTACGTCAAGCTGCTCAAAGAAGGGCGGATAACACCAATCACATAGGAGTTGCCGATGGAGCGGGTACCCTCACCAATCCAGCGCGAAGAAGATGTGCGTCCTGAGATGCGTGGCGACATACGTCCCACGGACGACGGTCGTCAGCGCATGCGGACTGGCGATGCCGTCATCAATCCCTACGACATCGATGACATCAGGCGGGTGTATTGCCCGACCAACGGGACCGGCACGGCGGAGCAGATCGCGCGCGAGACTGACTTCCAGTGGAACACCTACGAGACCTACGGCAAGCGCGACTACTCACTGCAGCGGGCTTACTACGATCAAGGTTGGCGCAACGTGCCGCACAGCATGTTTCCCGACAGATTCGCGCCCGTTGGCACCGAGGGACCGGTCATCGTCAACGACATGATCCTGATGGAAAGGCCCATGCGCTTGACAGTGCAGGCAAGACAAGAGGATTATGTGCGCGCGACTCGCGCCATGCAGGTACATCGCCTGCGGATGGCAGAGGCCCCAGATGGGCAGGCTCCGCGAACCACTCCGGTCATCAAGACCTCGCGTGAGGCCATCGAAATCCCCGAGTAGCTCGGGGTGGTGTCCGAAGCTCGGATGCCGCTAGCGGTCTAAACACACGGACTGCGGCGAAGCTCGCCAATGCCGGTAACCCTCAGAAGGGGAGCCAGCTTATGGCGAACATTGATTCTGCGTTCGGTTTCCGCCCGATCAAGCGCCTCGATGGCGCAGCGTGGACCGGCAATCACAACACCCGGAGGATGCTGACCAACGCGCCCGCGCTCAATCGCGGCGACGTGGTGCAGGCGCTCCCGTCCGGGTATGTGCAGGCCGCGCCCGCTACGGTAGCTGATCACTCTGCTCTCGGCATCTTTGTCGGCTGTCACTACCTGCAGGCCTCGCTCGGTTATCCGATCTGGTCGAACTACTGGCCCGGTGCCGGTGCGGTCGGTGAGGTCGATGCCTTCATCATCGATGACCCGAATGTGGTGTTCGAGGTGCAGGCCACGGCTGGCCCCATCCTCATCGCCGATGTCGGGATGACTGCCAATCCCACTGTCGTTGCCTCCACCACCGGTTTCTCCAAGTGGACGCTGGCCGCGCCTGCGGCGTCAGCGACCGCCATGTTCCGCGTCATTGCGCTGGGCGATCCAGCGCCGATGGTCGGCAACGGCTACGACGCCACCACGGCTTTCAACATCGTGCAGGTGGCGTGGAACGATCACATTTATCGTCAGATGGTCGGCGTCTAACGCGGATCAAGCTGGAAGGGAATGAGTCATGGCTATTGATCTTGCATCAATCAAGAACGAGCTTTTCCCCGGCTTGGCTGCGGTCGAGGGGCGCTACAAGAAGATCGAGACCAAGTGGTCGCGTTGCTTTGAGAAGCGATCATCCAAGATGGCGCTCGAACGCCGCACGCAGATGGCCTATCTGCCACTCGCGCGTGAGAAGGGCGAAGGCGCTTCCACCTACTTCGATGAGAGGGCAGGTGAGCGTTGGATGTACAGCGCCGAGATGAAGGAGCTTTCGCTCGGCTACGTGGTCACCCGGAAGGCCGTCGAGGACAACCAGTACAAGGCCGAGTTCAATCCATCGAACCTCGGCCTGCAGGATGTCTTCGCGACCACGAAGGAGATCTACGCCGCCAACATCTTCAACACCGGCAACGTCTACGACCAGACGGTCGGCGGTGACGGCAAGGCGCTGTTCGACTCAGCGCATCCAATTGACACCGGTACCGTGGGCAACATGCCCACGACACAGGTCAGCCTGAACGAGAGCACGTTGCTCACTGCGATGACCACCATCCGCAATACGTGGGTGGACGAGCGCAACATCAAGATCGTGGCGCGCGCCGAGCTTCTGATAGTCCCAGCGGCGTTGGAACCAGTCGCTGTAAGACTGCTTCGTACAGAACTTCGTCCCGGCACCAACGACAACGATGTCAACGCCATCAAGCATGTGGGTGGTGGTCTCCGTGACTACATGGTCAACGAGTTCCTGACCTCGAACTTCGCTTGGTTCATCAAGACCGACAAGCGCGGGCTGATCTACTACGACCGCGTGCCGTTCGAGATGGACATGTACGTGGATTTCGACACTGACAACCTGAAGGTCAAAGGCCGTGAGCGTTATGCGTTCTCGTACTTCGACTGGCGCGCGGTATACGGCACGTTCCCGGTTTCGTAGCTCGCCCTGCCGGGGCTGATTGAGAGCGGCAGGTTAGGTTAAAGGGAGAAGCCCAATGCCGAGGCATATGCTTCCGCAGGTCGGAACGACTGTGTGGTACTTCGCGGATCCGACGCGGCGTCCGCAAGCGGCGATTGTCACCAAGCGCATCAGCTACACCAGCTTCAATCTGGGCACGTTCAATGCTCAGACTGGTGCGTATCTTGGAGTGATCACTGTTCCGTTTCTGGAGAACCCTGCTCTGAGGCCTGCGTCTGGGCCGTTCTGCACGCCGACCGGCATTCAGGACGACATTGACGGCGCAACGGACGTGACCTCGCTGACGCAGAAAGCCTCGTCAGTGGCGGTGACGGCGGGTGGCACCGGCTACAATGTCGGTGACACTCTCACTCTGCCTGCCAACACTGGCCCCGTCGTTCTTCGGGTCACGACGGCGGCGGGCGGCATCATCTCCGCCGTGTCCATCGTCAATCCCGGTAATGCTGTGAAGCCCGGACCAGCGCCTGCGCAGTCCGTGACCGGCGGTGCCGGTACTGGTGCGACGTTCACCATCACATGGGCTGATAATTGAGGGGTGTCCTGAATGGCAAAAGGCCCCATCGGGAACTCACCTCGGGATCTGCGTGACGAGTTCGTGGGCGAGAACGTCCTGTACAAGGGCGGCGAGCCACCGAAGAAATCGCGCGGTCCCAAGTACGTCACCTCGAATACGTTCCATTCCAAGGTGACTGGGGAAACCTCGAACAAGCGGCCCGACCGTGCGGGACACTTCCGCAGCGGCGGTTTCGTGCGCGGCAAGACTGGCGCTGACGCGGGAGACATGAAGGCGGGGTTCCCGAAGGGGCCGCCAAACAAGAAGCTGCTGCAGGACGCGGATGATATGGAGCCTGTGGTGAAGGGCGGCATCAAGAAGATTGGCGGCAAGGCTTAGAGATCCCTGCTCACCACGCGGGGTAGGAGAGGTTGAGTGAAGCTGGGAACCGTCCTCCGACACAGCGATTACTCAGCCTCTCCGCACAATGACGAGAATGAGGGCTATGGCGATCTTTCCAATGAACGCGATGTCGGTCGTTACGGGAAGCGGCAAGCTGGCCCCTATATCGGCGATTCCTGTCGTCATTATAACTGACGGTTCGGTCAAGGTCGGCCCCGGTGCCGCGCAGCGGGTTGTTGAGGTAGCTGCCGGATATCCTCGCGCGCCAACTCAGCCGATCCCTATCGTCTATGCGACCGGTACGCCGCCGGTTAATCCGTCTGATCCTATTCCTGTCTTTGTCACCGGCACTGTGTTGAGGGAGAGCGTTCCTGCTGCGACTGGCACTTCTGCTGTGGAGAGTGCTCCTGCGCCAAAGAAGAAGACCAAGGCGAGGAACAGCAAATGACGACGGGGATCAGCGCCAGCGGTCAATTCTCATGGAGCCCCGCGCTCTCTGACCTGATCATCACGGCCTATGGGCGGTGCCAGATCCGGCGCAACGAGCTTACCGTCGATCATCTTCAGGATGCGGCGATGGCGGCGAACCTGCTCCAGTTGGAGTGGGCGAATGAGCAGGTCAATCTCTGGACGGTGGAACTGGTCAGTGTGCCGCTGGTTGCGGGGCAGTCCACGTATAACGTGGATCCGACCACCATCATGATCATGGCGACCTATATCACCACCGGTCAGCAGGACATCACTGTCGATAGCATGAGCATCGATGCGGATGAATGGATCCTGCCGACTGTGGATTCGACCGAGTGGGCACACCAGCAGGACCGGATCCTGACCTCGGTTGATCGCGACACCTTCGGGAGCTTCCCCAAGAAGAACGATGTGGGGCCGCCCTCGGTCTACTGGTTCAACAAGCAGGTTGGTCCCTCGATCACGCTCTGGCAGGTGCCAGACGATCATCAGAAGTACGTGCTGCACTACTACCGCGCGCGCCATCTGCAGGATGCGGTTATCGGGGATGGGGCGCAGGCGGATGTGCCGAGGCATTTCCTTGAGGCTTACGTGGCGTCGTTGGCGTTCAAGTGCGCCGAGATCTGGGCTCCTGCCCGGATGGAGGAGCTAGCTGCACGGGCAGTGTCCACGTTCAGGCAGGCTGCGGAGCGCGATGTGGAAGACTCGCCACTGCGCATCGTGCCTGCTTTGGCCACCTACACCTCATCGGTGTACTGATGGGGAGCTTCGCACCCAAAGGGCACGCCAAGGTAGACCCGCAGCGACCGGCGGCGTTCGCGATCTGCGACCGTTGCGGCTTCATGTACAACCACCGTGATCTGGTATGGGACAGCCAGTACATGGGGCGCTTCATCAAGCGCACCGGGTTCTTGGTGTGCGAGGCGTGCAACGACCGGCCCAATCCTACTCTGCGTCCCATCGTGCTGCCGCCAGATCCTGTGCCGGTCCTCAATCCCCGGTCTGAGCCTGTGCACTGCCATGTGTTCAAGCCTCGCGCCGATGGGGCGACGGCAGTCTTCAAGGCCGATCTCAAGAGCGTGATGTTCCCGCCGGTCGATGCGTTCGATGACATCACGGCGGATACGGGTGCGACGTGCGACACGCGCACCTACAAGGACGGCTGGTCGGTTCCGATCCCTCCGGGTCCAATAGTCAATCCGCAGCCGCCGATTGAGCCGCCTGTTGCGACGGGCGACAACACGCAGGCGACGGCTGACACCGACACCACCACGGCGGACGCGGGGCCGCTCTACGCCTACGACAACACCACGGACACCACGCTGATCACGGCGGACACGATGTCTCCGACCACGGATGTGTTCCCGCTGGCGGAGCCCCCGCACTATGCGGGTACGACGTGGGAGGAGACGGACACCACGCTCTGGACGGCGGACATGTCGCCGTTCCCGTGGATCTACACGGATGGCAACACGGCGGACACGATCAAGAAAGATGCCGCCAATGGGATGACGCCGCAGGTGAGCGTGAACGCCTATCCCGACTATCTCTACGCAGCGGACGTTCCAACGGTCAAAGCGGACATCTCGACTGTCCGTACTGACAACATAACCTAGCGGGTGGAGCAATGGCCCAGCAAGTCATCAATGTCGGTACGGTAGCGAACGACGGGACTGGCGATCCGCTACGCACTGCGTTCATCAAGGTCAACGCCAACTTTGCTGAACTGTACACGCTTATCCCGAGGGATACGGGTGGCAACCCGATCCCGGTTGCGCCGATCAACGATCCGCATTTCACTGGTGATCCGCAGGTTCCGACTGCGCTTCCCGGTGACGCTGATCTCAGTGCGGCGAACACGGCGTTTGTGACGGCGGCGGATAATGCGGTCAAGACGCTTGCTGCTGCTACCTATGCGCCGATTAACTCGCCGTTGTTCACGGGCGATCCGCGCGGTGTGACGCCAGCGGATGCGGACAACGATCTGAGCATTCCGACCACGGCGTGGGTGAAGCGCAACTTCGCCCAGATCAGCGCGATTGTTCCGCCCCCGGCTGGTCCTGATCTGGCGGCCTATGCGCCGCTAGCCTCGCCAGTGTTCACGGGTGATCCAAGGTCGAATGCGACATTGTTGCTTACTGACAACGACACCAGCCTTGCGACAACGGCTTGGGTCACGTCTGTGCTGGGTGGCATTACCAATCCCGGTCCCGGCGTTATCCCCGCCAGCCCGCTCTATCAGGCAATTCCGCAGGGGCGGCTGACTCTTCAGAACGTCACCCCGGTGATGATTACCAACACCACGGGCGTGACTTCGATCTTCTATACGCCCTACATCGGCAACCGCATCCCGATCTGGGATGGCACCACCATTCAGATGACCCAGTTCACCGAGTTGATTGGGTCCACGCTCGACAACACCAAGAACCCTGCCCCGCTTGGTCCTAACCAGATGAATGATTGGTTCGTGTGGCTGGACTCGACTGTTCCGGCTACGCCAGTTGTGCGGCTCGGTCACGGGCCTGCATGGACGGACGACCTCAGTCGTTCGGCTGGCACGGCGCTGTCGCGGGTCAACGGCATCAACGTGAACAATGCTGCGATCACCAATGGGCCAGCCGCACAGCGTGGAACCTATGTCGGCACCACGCGCACTGATGCGGCCTCGCAACTGAAGTGGGTTCAAGGTGGCAAGGGATTGGGTGGTGTCCCGGCATATCTCTATGTGTGGAACGCTTACAACCGCGTGGATGTGTGGACGCAAGTGTCTGACACCACGACTTCTTGGGCACCTGCTGCGAGCACCGGGGTTGTACCTCGTCCGTTAAATAGCTCTGTCGGCAATCGCGTGAGCTTCATCTCTGGGTTTGCCGAGGATGCTTGTCAGGCCTCGGTTTGGGTGCCGCAGGTATCAGGAACCAGCCTGAGCATCGTCATCGGCATGGGATATGACGTGACGAACGTGAACACCGGTCCCAGCGGCTGGGCTGGACAGAGCAGCTTCACCACCACGCTGGGAGCGGCCAACGTCTATCCGGCGCAGATTGGGCATCACTTCATTCAGGCGACGGAGTGGGTGGCTGCTGCTGGTGGCTCGATCTGGGGTGACGGCACGGTCAACGGTGGCGCGCTGCTGGGCGAGGGCCTGCAGTTTACCTTCAGGATGTGAGGCGATCATGGACGCTGGAACACTCTATCATGCGATCTCCGAGGTTTGTCCCGCTCTGAGCGCAAAGTGCGAGAGCGCGACTGAGCGGGCGACATGGTCGTTCGAGCCCGGTCCCGGTGCGACACAGGCGCAGATCGATGCCGGTAACAATGTGATTGCGACGATTCCGCTAGATCAGCCTTATCCGCCCTCGCCGCCAGCGGCTGCGCTCTATGACCATGAGGCGAGGCTTCTTGTTCTTGAGGGTGCGCCTGCCACGACTATTGAGGCCTATCTGAAGAAGCGAGGGTTAGATGGCCGTAAACTATGACACTCCCACCAAGTCCGCGCGGATGGCGGCCACGATCCTGCAGATCGATGCCAATGCCTCGCCTGCGTTCATGGAGATCTGCAGTGCGTCCTATGCCACAGTGCTGGTGACCGTCGTCTTCGCCGACCCGAGCTTCACCGAGAGTGGCGGGGTGATCACCATGGCTGGTGCGCCCAAGTCGGGCGTGGCGTCCAACACTGGCACGGCGGCGGTTGCTCGTATCAAGGATGGCGGCGGCACCACCAAGGTGAACAACCTCACAGTGGCGGCTCCATCTGGCGGCGACATCAATCTGAACAACACCTCGATCTCCAGTGGTCAGACGGTCACGCTCACGAGCGGAACGATCACGCATGCCACTTAGCTTTCAGGAAGAGCTTACGGCGCTGCTCAACGCAAGTGTCGGCGCGAAGTTCGAGGACATCGAGAGGGCGGTAGCGGAGTTGCATCGCAAGCATGGTCGCGAGGTGCCCCCGCCGATCACCGGCACAATGCAGGCGATTGACCCCGAGGACAGGTTCGGTGGTTAGACATGGCCCAGCAGACCATCAACGTAGGCACCGCGCCTAACGACGGTACGGGCGATACCCTCAAGGCTTCATTCACCAAGTGTAACGCCAACTTCACCGAGCTTTATGGTGGTGGTGCCGCCGTTCCTTATGTGTTGAGGGCGGGCGACACCATGACTGGTGCGCTCAACATTACCCCGCCTGCGGGGACAGATGGTCTGCGTCTTGATGGTGCGGCCAATCAGGGGCAGATCATTGCTCAAGGTGCCCATGCCGACATTGGCATCGTGATCACATCCAAGGGCAATTCCGGGGTCACGTTGTACAGTGCAAGCTTCGGGCGGCCATGTCTTTCCGCTGTAGGTGCGCCGAGCAGCAACACGTTCATAAATTTCACGGCGAATGTTGGGTACAGTTCGGTCACGAATAATCCATTAGGGAACACGATCTACTTCGGTTCCCCGGTGGATTTGCCGACCGGCTCGGTTGCGGTCACGCCGACTGTTGGCGACAACACCACCAAGATTGCGACCACGGCGTTCGTGAAGGCGAATAGCGGTCCTGCCAAGATTGGGTTCAGTGCCTATCCGAGCGCCGACCAGACTGGGGTGGTGACTCAGGTTTGGACGAAGGTGCAGTTCGCGAGTGTCGTCTATAACGACTCTTCGTTGTTCAACACCACTACGCATCGCTGGACGCCGCCTGCAGGGCGTTGCCAGCTTAGTGCCGGTGTGTACTTCAGCGTTGCTGCTGCCAACACTGGATTGCTGATTGGTACGCAGATCTTCATCAGCATCTACAAGAACGGCGTGCTGTTCCGGCATGTTTGCGGTTCCTGCGTGTCTGAGGCATCGTCCGGTGTGTTCATCACTATCATGGATGCTTGCAATGGAACGGATTACTACGAGGTGTTTGCTTATGGCGTTACTGCCGGGAACACCTACGCCATCAACGCATCCGCTGCTGCGCTGGGCACGTTCTTCATGGGGACGACGCTGTAATGCCCGTTGCCCAAACTATCTATGACGAAACCATCAGGAACGGCTTTGCCAAGCTGCTCACGGTCAATACCAGTGGACCCAGCACCGCAATACTGGCCTTCACCTCGATCCCAATCAGCACATACGGCACGTTCTGGTTCGATCTCGACAAGCTGACGACATCTGTCAACGCCACTCCTCTGGTTGAGATTGGCACTGGTGGAAGCTGGTCTACTATCAACTACAGATATTCCGGCACTGTCATCAGTTCGATCTCTCCTGTGAGCGTGACGGGCAACAACAGCAGCCCTGCCATCATTGCGCTGCATGGCAACTTCACAGGGGGAGCTAACCCCATGAGTGGCCGGGTTCGCATGTACTTCGGTCCTGCGCAGTTCGCTGCCATCTTGGTTCAGCACAGCCAGACAGGTTCTTCCGCCTATTGCAACACCTTCAATGGCTGTGGGTATGCCGACAATCATCCGGGGGCAGATGCTGTGCGGTTCTATCCCAATTCGGGTGTTTGGACGGGAGGTTCGATCCGAATGTACGGCCTGAAGACGGGAGCGATGTGACCATGGCAGTCGCCTCCAGTCTATACGAGGAAACCATCAAGAACGGCTTCGCCAAGCTGCTGATGCGGCAGGCGGCTTCCAACTCTGCGGCGATAGATTTCTTCGCGCCGTTCGCTGATGCGGTTGTCAACGACTATAGCTCGTATGTGTTTCAGCTTGAGGGCCTGATGCCAGACACAGGAAGTGTGTTCATCATTCAGGTCAGCGAAGATGGAGCGACCCTCGTCTCAACTGGGCTGCACTGGCAAATAGGCACGTATGTTGCAGGTGGTGTGTTCAACGCCTACGGCAATATCTCGCTGGGGGGAGCCACAAACTGGATACAGAACGACACGGGGCTGTCCCCCTATAGGGGGGTCACCGGCTATGTCGGCTTCAATCCCGGAACAGTTGGCTCTGCGGCCAATGGAGTGAAGCTGTTCAACTTTCAGACGACATGGTCTGTCATCGGCCAGACGTTTGGCGGGGGCGGTGATCTTAGTTTTCCGTTCATCAGGGGGGTGAGGTTTGGGTTTAGTGCTGGGCTCATCTACGGCGGCGTCATCACGCTCTACGGCTTGAGGAATGGTGCGTGATGGCGGCCAAACCTGCAGGGGACATCTACACAGAGATCGTCAGGCTCGGTCACAGCAAGCTGCTGCAGTCGCAGACGCCAACGGGGGTCGATCCGGCGACGATAGAGTTCGTGACGGGGTTCTCGTCCGAGTACGATGTGTACCTGTTCGACATTAAAAATCTGGTCATGGTGACGGTTGATACCAATCTGATCATGCAGTTTCTGGTCAGTGCTGGCTGGGTTGGAGGCAATGGGAGCTATGCGTGGACGCAGTACTATACTTGGACGAACCCAGTGGGGTTTGGTGTTGGGGGGCAGGCTGCAGGAGGCGGTGCCGAGAGCTACTACATCCGTATCGGATCTGCGCAGGGGTATGCCTACCCGTTGTACGGGTATGTCGAGGTTTCGGCCAATCCGGCTTTGCTCTTTCAGGGCGCGATCTGGCACACGACGCATCTGCAGACCTCGATCTATCAGATCAGTTGCACTGGCGGCGGGCAGATGTGTGATCCGACGTATGCTGGCTACCAGATCATGGGTGTGCGGTTTCTAAGCACCTCGGGTCTTATCAGTAGGAACACCACGATCCGCTGCTACGGCATGAAAAAAGGGCTATGAGATGGCCACTGTGTACACCCACAAGATGGTGGATGGCGTCGAGGTGCCGCTCACACCGGAGGAGATCGCAGCGTTCGAGGCGCGCGATGCGGCTTGGGAGGCGCTGGCTCCGATCCGGGAAGCCAAGATGCGGCGCAACGATGCGATCAACAACAACCCGGAGCGGAAGGAGTTGGCTGCGCTGCTGAAGGACGGCACCATCGCGCAGATGGACGCTTGGGTTGAGGCCTATGCGGGTAATCCACCGGCCATGAGGCAGGTGCTCAAGGTGCTGCTGCGGATGCTCGCCAACACCGGGCCAGCGTAGCGCAGGGGAAGGTGATGCTATATGGCCATCACCGACCTCGGTTCTCTCGGCATCGGCGGCTCGCACAACGCTGATCAATCATCGCTGACTATGACCACGTCAGCCGCTGTTGCGGCTGGCGAACTCATTGTTGTGGTTACTGCCGTCGATGTTAACGGGACTAGTTCCGGCATCGACATGTCAACGTATGCCCTGAGAATGGGCGGCCCGACTGGCACGCTGTTTCAGGACAAGAGAGGCAATCAGCCCGGAACAGGCTCGCAGACCGGAGTGGCAAGCACGCTCTGGTGGATGATTGCTGACAAGCCGTACCCGTCTGGCACCACAATCTGGGCAGGGTTCAACTCTCCGACCGAGAGCGATCACTCTGCAATCATAGCTCGGCATTTCTCGATAGGAATGTCGAACGTAGTTGTTGATAGCTGGACAAGTAATTTCCAGACCGCTGCTGTTGACCCGCCAGCGATGAGTGTTTCGAGTGGCTATGGGTTCCAGTGCTTGCGCATCCGCAGCAGTGCAGGGAGGCATGTCGGCACCAGCGCAAATGCGACATATGGCGTGACCGCTGACTGGTCTTCGTTCGGACTGGCTGTAAGCGGACTGCAGGCGGCAACAGCGAACTGGGAGGTGTCGGCGTTTGCCGAGTTTCTCTTTACGAACACTCCCGGCGGACCAGCCTCACTTACCTCTGACCCGACTATCGTCACCCCATGTGTCTCTACCAACATCTACGTCGCCTTTAGAGAGGGCACGGTTCCCATCATCACGGGGACGTTGGCTGCAACCGAGGCGGCTGATGGTGCGGGCTTCTCCGGTATCTCCAACACCAACTACGGCAGTTTTGGCACGACCGAAGTTGCTGACGTTGCGAGCTTTGCTGGCAACCTGTCTCCTATTGGCACAATAGAAGCCTACGAGGGTGCGGTCTGGCTGCGCGCAGACTCGACGCTCTACACCGCTGACGACAACATAACGCGCGTTAACACCGCTGGTCAGGTAACTGACACCGCGTCCTTCGCGGGCAAGGCCTCCGAGCGATACGGCGTCCTGACCGTGACGGAGGCGGCGGACGTTGCGGCGTTTGCTGGCACCGTTGTGTCCCAGCCCAACATCGGCACGCTGGCAGCAACGGAGGCTGCCGACACTGCGTCGTTCGCTGGCGGGGCTGTTGTTGCCGGTACGCTGGCTGTCACCGAGGGTGCGGACACTGCGGCGTTTAGCGGTGGGCTTGGCGTTGTCGGTGCTCTGGCTGCGACCGAGGGTGCTGACACTGCCAACATTCACGGCGTCAGTGGTCTGGTCGCTGGCACGCTGGCTGTTACCGAGGACGCTGACACCGCTGCGTTTGCTGCCACGGCGGGGTGGGCTGCTGTTCTGGCGGCGACCGAGGGTGCCGACACCGCTGCGTTCAGCGGCAAGCTCGGGGCTGTCGGCACGCTGGCTGCGACCGAGATGGGCGAAGATGTCCTCGCGTTCGAGGGCTATCGCTCGATGTCGAACGAGAAGGTCGGCATCCTCAATGCGTTCGAGTCCGGGAACGTCTACGGCTTCAAGGAGCCGACTGCCGACTCCACTCTCGTTACTGCCGACATGACCATCTTCACCGCCGACATGGATAACCGTGGTGGTGACACCGCGAGGTTCGTTGTTGAGGTTCGCATTGGCGCAACCATGGCCGCGATGGAGTACGCGGACGATGCGTTCTTTGAAGGTGTGGTTGCGGTCGCTGGCGTCCTGTCTGCAAGAGAGGACGGGGACACGGCTGCGTTCTCTGGCGATGCCATGGGGGTCATCCACGGCATCCTCGCGGCACAGGAGAGCGGGAGTGACACGGCGTACTTCTTGGAGACCCTGCTCTGGGAGCAGATTGGGGAGGGGCTGCGGAACGAGGTTCAGCGCACAATCTGGCTGTCCGGTCTGGGTGGGCGGGTGACGTGGCTGGAGAACGAGGTCGAGGACACCTCCGGGCTGCAGGATATCGACCCGGAAGTGGTATCATTGGTCGCAGAACAGCGGCGAATCACGGAGTTGAGGCCCTGACATGGCATATGCGGGACGCGACTTCAGCCCAGTCGAGCAGGCCGAGAGCCTGATTTACGGCCTCGACTTCGTGAACGACATGCGCGAGGGCGAGGCCCTGACGGGGGCGGTCTGGGAGGTGATCGTCCGTGACGGGATAGACCCGGACCCCAACTCGCATCTTGTCGGCGATCCGGTGCTGGTGGTCCCGGAAGGGACGACGATGCAGACCGCGACCACGCAGCGCATCGAGGGGCTGCTACCCGATGTGACGTACACGGTGCGGGCGGTGGTGACGACCTCGATGGACAACAAGCTGTCCCTGTGGTCGCACATCCAAGGGGAGCCGGTCGAATGAACTACGATCAGGTGCTCAAGCAGCTTCAGACGTTGCTGGAGATCCCGCTCAATCAGGAGGACGAGAACTTCAAGCGCATCGTCCCGCTGATGTTCACGTATGCCGACAACAGGATCTACCGGGAACTGGAGTTCATCGCGACGACAACTGTCCTCGCGGGAACGCTGACGCCATTCAATCGCGAGACCCCGCTCCCGAGCACGGTGGTGGTGTTGCGGGAGATGAGCGTGCTGGTTCCGACCGGGTACAGTTGGGCTGGTCCCGACTGGCAGATCAGCACATCACGCAAGACGCTGGAGCGCATCAGTCCCGAGGCGCTGGATATGTTCTGGTCGAACAGCCGGTACGATCCTCAATCCAACAGGATGGTGCCATCGCCGCGCGGTGTGCCAGAGAAGTACGCCATGGTTGGCGGAGCCACTACCGAGCTTATCACGCAGGTGTCCTACAGCATCCGGCTGATGCCGACCCCGGACAAGGCTTATGCCGTCGAGTATTTCGGGGTGATCAGGCCTCTGCTGCTGTCCGCAACCAACCCCGAGACATTCCTGTCGGTCAACTACGCCGACCTCTTCTGTGCCGCTTGCATGGTGTTTGCCAGCGGTTACCAGCGCGACTTCGGTGCGCAGGCGGATGATCCGCAGAAGGCGATGAGTTGGAACGGGATGTACGAGGCGCTGCGAGCCAGTGCGCAACTGGAGGCGGGGCGCATGAAGGGCACTGTGCCTGCGATGGGTAATCCTGCTGCAGCGGGAGCAGGCTGATGGGGCTGGTCAAGATCCAAGCGCCACCCGGCTTCAACAATCAGACCACGCAGACGGGGGCGAGTGGGGGCTGGTGGACCGGTAATCTCATTCGCTGGCGCTCTGGCTTTGTGGAGAAGTACGCGGGCTGGAAGAGGCTGGTTCAGAATCCGTTCGCGCATTTTATCCGCAGGATGCACGCTTGGCTGGATCTGGAAGACCGCAAGGGTCTTCTGGTCGGGACTGACAAGGGGCTGCAGCTATTCGTTGGAGGCACCCAGTATGATCTTGCCACCAGCGTGCCGCTGCCGGATCCCCGGCAGGCGACATGGTTCCTCGATAACTTCGGCGAGTTCGGTCTTGCCCTCGCGACCCATGGGCCGCTGCTGATCTACAAGCCGCCGCCGCTGCCGAATCCATTCCCCCCGCCCTCGGTAGCGCCGGTTGCAGAAGCGCCGATCAGCAGTCATGGCATGTTTGTGGCCATGCCGCAGGCGCAGATCATCATCTGGGGAACCAATTCGGACATAGAGGATCCGCTGATCGATCCTCTGCTCATCCGCTGGTGCGATGCAGGCAATGAGAACCTCTGGATAGCGGCGGTTGGCAATCAGGCTGGCAGTGCTCGGCTGTCGCGTGGCTCCCGGATCATGGGCGCGATCCAAGCGCCGCAGACCACGCTGATCTTCACCGATACCGACGTGTGGTCGATGAGCTACATCGGGCCACCGTTGGTTTACGGCTTCACCATCATGGGTACTGGCTGTGGCTTGGTCGCACCGCACGCGGTGGCCACGCTAGGGCGCACGACCTACTGGCGCGGGGCGGATGGGTTCTGGAAGTTCGGGGATAGCGGCGTGCAGTCGATGGAGTGCTCGGTCTGGGACTATGCCTTCCTCGATCTGGATGAGGCGAACGTCAATAAGTGTCACGCTGGCGCGAACTCATTTGCCGATGAGGTGACGTTCTATCATCCGTCACTCAGCGACCCTTATCGCAAAGGCGTCGAACTGATTGATGGCACGGTGCTGTCGAACGAGCCCGATCACTACGTCAAGATGAATACCAGCGGGCCTGCTTGGGACAGCGGCAAGCTGCCGCGCACGGCGTGGATCAACACCAACATCTTCGGGCCGCCGCTCGGCGCTGACTTTAACTACCGGGTGCAGCAGCACGAGACCGGCTTTGACGATGACGACGAGCCGATGCGTGGCGTGTTCATCGAGACGGGATATGCCGAGATTGGTGATGGCACGACCATCCCCATGGTTGATCAGTGCCAGCCCGACTTCAAGTGGTTCGGCAAGAACGGGGCAGTCAACCTGACGCTTCGCACGCTGGGCTACGCGGCCTCCAAGCAGCGCAGCTATGGCCCTTGGTCGATGACCGAGACCACGCAGTTCTTCAATCCAAGGGCGCGCGGTCGGCACATGGCGGCAAGATTTGATTGGGTGCCACGCAAGGGGTTCTCCGCCCGTCTGGGGGCGACGTTGCTGCGGTTCAAACCGGCAGGGAAACGTCCATGAGGGGCGACCGGATCATTCAGACGCAGCTTCTGATGGCGCAGGGGTTCAACTCCTTGGCGGATATGATTGCCCATTCGACCGGCTACTCCATGACGCCTGTGACGTTCTTGGAGCTTCCCGAGAAGCCGACTGCTGGCATGATCTGCTGTATCAGTGATAGCGGCGCGAACGGGTGGGGGCAGGTGGTTACCCCCGGCGGCTTCCACACGGTGCTGATCTGGCACAACGGAACTGCGTGGAAGGTATTGGGAGCGTGACATGGCTTTTGGTGACCCCCCGGTCCCGGATTTTCACGGACAGATGTCATCACTGTGGTCGGAGCAGCGACCGACTGGGCTGCCGACGACCCAGAGATCAGACGAAGACCCGGAGGAGCAATGGCTCTTCCAGTTCCACGAGCATCTGCTGCTGACGGTGCAGGCGATCCACCGGCTGCATCAGGCGATATCCGAGAGAATGTTGGGGCCACTCTAATGAGACCGCTTCTGAGACAGTATCTGCGCCAGTCCTACCAGCGCGATGTCATGCACACGCCGGTCCAGATCACGTCCTTGGCCGCCGATCCCGGCCTGATCGAGGAGATTAAGGCGGAACTGGCGAGAATCGATGCGATGAGGCTAGGTGCCAATCTGGCTCAGCGGTCCTTCGTTGATTACCAGAACCGGCGCGCGCTGCTGGCGGCGCTGGAGATACTGGAGAAGCCATCCACGATGGCGGCGGTTGAAACGACCAAGGACAAGGCAGCGTTCACCGGAACTAGGACATAGGGCTATGCCCCTCGGACCCATGAAGACCAAGGCCCAGAAGCAAGCTGGGATGCATGAGGTCATGGGCGAGTTCAAGCGGGGGCAGCTTCACAGCGGGTCGAAGACCGGCCCGAGGGTCAAGGATCGCAAGCAGGCCATCGCCATCGGCCTCTCCCAGACCAAGCAATCCAAGTACGCGGAAGGTGGGCTGACGCAAAAGGCCGACACCCATCACCCCGATGGGCTTCCGGGGCTGGCCGACGACCGGCAGACCCCGGATGAGGCGGCCTCGCTGCTGCCGATGATGGATATCCCGCCCGAGTATCTTGAGACCATCAAGCAGCTAGAAGAGCCGCGTCCCTCCAACTTCTTCTACCGGCGAGATCGTGAGAACCCTCCCACCATTCGCACGCCGCGTCAGGGTCGGCGGGCGCGTGGGTACAGGCAGGATGGCGATATCACGGAGTTGTTTGACCGTTCGGCTACTGGCAACGGCATCCGCTACTACGACGGCGGCGGCGGTGGCGGTGATGGCGGCAGCGGTGACGGCAGCGGTGACGGCGGCGGATGTGCTGGAGGCTGCGGCGCTGGCTGCGGCGCTGGCGGCGGTTGCGGTTGCTCAGGCGATTCCTGCGGTAGCGGCGCGTGCGGCGGCTGTAGCTGCGGCGGCGGCTGCGGTGGTGAGGCTGGCTTTGGCGTAGGCGGTCTGGGCGGCTTT